GCTCCTGTTGCTCTTCTTTTGTGGAGAAGGGGGTGGGGGGATTTCCAGGGATTTCCGGGGGGACGCAGGTACGAAACGGGGTGTAGGCTCGGGCGATGGCCCGCAAAGCCTCACGCGATGTCAGAGAGCGGCCGCCCTCTTGGCTGGCCTTCGTCATGCGCGGCAAACGCGCGCAGCGGCTGGGCTACATCTACGCGGCGACCCAGGCCGAGGCGATCGAGGAAGCCTGCCGCGAGTACGGCATCAGCGAGGGGTGGCAGAAGAAGCGGGTATACGTGGTGCGGGAGGCGGACTGACGGTTGTCCTACATTTCGGAATTGTAGGACAACGGCCTAGCGCCCCACCATCTTCCCGTCCCGCCCCTGCACCTGGGCGATGAACGGCAGGCTGAGCGCACTCCTGCCCACACGCCAGCAGGCGAGCACCTGGTCGATCTCCTCGTCGGAGAGGTCGATGCCCCGCTTGTGGATGGGCTTCTTGTGCTCCGCCATGGCCTTCCGGCCCGTCCGGCCGCCTGGCAGGCGCGTGCGCTCGATCACGACCAGTGGCAATTGGCCGATCACCACGCCCTCGTAGAACTCGGGCACCCCGCGCTCCTCGTCGGCCGGGCGGTGGCAGACCAGCATGTACTGGTTGCCGCCCTCGCGCGTGGTGACGAGCTGCAGGCCGGGCATGGTGCCGGCGATGCGGTCCCACTGGGCGTCCTTGCGGGCCTTCCAGAGGGGGAGCTGCCTGGCGTGGTCAGGGGAGAGGGGCATCAGGCTACCCTTCGCTGATGGGAAAGCCGGGTTCTTTAGCCAAGTTGCCGACCGCCGTTTCCACCGCCTTCAGGTCGTCCGTCGAGGCGATGCAACAAGCACCGCCGTCGGACTTGCTGCGGATAACGACCGTGATGCTGTGATCCGCGCCGATCCGCTTACGCAGGTTGATGAGAGCGTCCCCTGCCGAGAACATGGCCTTGGCCGCTACACGCCGCGTACCGCAGCCGCGCATCACGTCTTGGGCGATATCAGTCATCCCCGTACGGCCCCCTGTTCTGGTAGTCCGCGTAGAACACCCGCTCCCCCGCATACTCGACGATATCGTCTTCGGAGGCCATGCCGTCCTTGCCCGAGTTGGGGTCGGTGCGGCGGCCCGGAGCCGAGAAGCGGTACTCCGGCGTGATCCGCGACTTGCGGGTGAAGTCCGGATCGGCCTTGACGCACAGGGTGCGCCAGTCGGTTTCGCGGGACATAGGGGCTCACCTCACGTGGCTCTCGAAGCGCTCGATAGCCTTCCTGACCGTCTCTGGGTCGGTGACGTTCTCCTCCGTGATCACATCGTCAACGACGTGGAGGCGCGTCCCATCTTGCTCGGCCATGGCCGCTACTTCCCCAGCTTCCGGTCCGCCTTGGCGTCGATCCTGTCGCGGGTGGAGCGGGAGATGTTGCCCCTCTCGAACTGCTGCTCGGCGCGGCCCTTGGCGTTCTGGGCGCGGCCGGGGGTGTCCATCGGGTACTTGCGCTCGGCGGGCATGCCGAACGAGGACTCGGGCAGGCTGCGGCGGCGGTCGGCCGTCATCTTGGGGCTCTTGGCCATGGCTGGCTCCTGGTGGGGTCCGTGTCTACTCGGGGAACGCCACTGGCTCAACTGCCGGCGCTCTAGGAGTCCGGGTAGTCCTCCGGCTCCGGGTTCTCCCACTGCACCGCAGGGGCCGGTTCCATATCGTAGATCCGGCTGATCGCGTCAATCAGGTCGTCGTGGGGGGAGAACGGGAACAGCCGGTACTCCTCGAAGAAGACGCGGGTGAGGTCGTAGATGTTGCGGTCCTCGTCGAACCAGGACAAGGGATCGAAGAGGCGCCAGTGCTCGCCGGCGGCCTTGGCGCGGCGCTCCAGTTCGTGCAGGCCGGGGTCGGGCCGGTAGTGGATCTCGTCGGAGGCGGGCTTGATGACCTTGCCGGTGTCGCGGTCGCGCTCCTCGCCCTGGACGAACCAGCGCGCGCTGCCGGCGACCAGGTCCACGGTGCCGTCCTGCTCGTTGACGCGGCGGTCGATGGTCGCATGCCACACGCGGCCCGGCACGAAGAACTTCCCGTTGCGGAAGTCGGGCTCAAGGCGCTCTACGCGGGCCTTCTTGGACTCTCCGCCGGGCCGCTCGCCGACCCAGTTCAGCTCCTTGATGGCAAAGGAGGCCATCCGGCCTTCGCGCTGCTTCTCCTCGACGTACTCCTCGTCCGACTGCATGCCGTAGCGCTCGTAGCCGACTTTGACGAGCTGCACGCCCGGCATGTCCTTCCACTTGCGGTAGAGGGTGTCGAGCTTCTCGGCCCGCTCGGACAGGCGCATGCGGTGACAATAGCCGTCGAGGACGTACTTGTTGCCGGTGGCGTCGATCCCCACCACGGCCAAGGCCGTGCGGTCGGAGGTGCGATTGCGGCCCTTGGAGGGGTCGCCCAGGATGTAGACGTTGAGCATCGACGGCCGCGCCCAGTAGGGCTTGAGCCACCCCACGCGGAAGGTGTTCTCCTTGCCGGCCAGCGGGTTCTGCAGAAACTGCGCGGCCACCTGGCTCCTCTGCTCCCTCTTGGTGTCGGCCCACGCCTTGGGCGTCATGAACACCGGGCAGCCGTTGAGCGAGCCGTCGTCCGTGGCCGGCTTCACGCGCGGGATGGCGATAGCGCGCATCGGGTCCAGCATATACCCGTAGGTGTCCGCGTAGCTGTAACGTGTACCGATGTACCACTTGCGCGTGCCGCCTCCGATACCGAGCGAGAACGACAGTTCCATGCGCTCGGTGGCCTTCTTGATCTGGTCCGGGTTGGTGACGTTGCGCTCGTTGATGACGTCGTCGTAGACCAGCAGCGGAAAGTGCTTGCCCGTGGGCAGGGCGTTGATGAGGCCGTGGCCTTCGATGGTGGCCTCGCGCGGGTTGCCCTGGCGCTTGACGACGATGCCGTCCTGCACAGACCAGGACCGCGCCCCGGCCTTGCGCTCGGCCGGACTCTGCCACAGCACGTCCGGGTAGAGGCGGATCAGGTCCTCGTTGCCCTCGAACTCCTCCTTGATCTGGGCGACGAAGGGGTGGGCGATGTCGTTGGTGTTGGAGAAGATGCAGACCCGGATTTCCGGGTCGCACAGCACCTCCTGGATCACGCCCGCGAACGTGATGATGGAGGACTTGAAGTGGAAGCGCGCCCACAGGTCGAGAGAGCCGTCCGGGTTGGCCTCCACCTCCCGGCAGCGCTCGTGCAGCCAGGGGTGGATGGCATCGCGCCGGTTGAGCAGCCAGGTCAGAAGGAAGTAGCGGTCGTTGCAGCCCAGCAGGGCCATCTCGGGCCCGTTGAGACGCGGCACCGTCTCCCTGTACCACGCCATCGTCTCGTAGAAGTCCCACACCGGGAGCTTGTCGGTGATGAAGCGGATCAGAACCGGACTGGCGTCCTTGGCGTAGCGCTCGGCCCGCAGGGGTCGGAACATGCGTTTGCAGCCTCAGAGCTGGCTTGCCGTCCGCACGGACTTGGAGGCGATCTCGGCGGCCAGCTGGCGCCCCTCCGGGGTGAGGATGAACAGGCCGCGTTCCCCGACCAGAAGGCCGTAGACCACGAGCGTGTTGAGCCCCACGTTGTCCCCGGTGATGGGGCCTTCCGGCGTGCCGCCGTAGACGATGCCACGCTCAAAGCGGCCGGCGCCCCCGACCCGATCGAGGGCGGTCAGGATGGCGAGGTAGGCCGACGGCAGCGGCGGAAGGTGTTGGGTCATGGGTTATCTGCCCCAGAGCGGGTAGGTGTTGGTGAAGACTGCGCCGAGCGGCTGATGAAAGATGCCGCCGGCTTGTGCCTGGGCTGCGAAGGGATCGGCGTCCACCTTGAACGCATAGCCTTCCATCAGTTCGCGCGCACGCTTGCGCTCGGCAATCGCCTGCTCGACGGCCTTGATGCGACCGGCCAGCGCGGTCTTGTGGTGCGCGACCATGCGCTCCAGGACGTTCTCGCCCGGGCCCCCGGCCGCGCCTGCTGCGGCTGCTGCATCGGCCTTGCCGGCCCCAGCGGCCTTGCGGGTGAAACGGCCAGCCATCCTGGCCGCGCGCTCCTCGGCCCGCTTCAAGACGCGCAGCTGCTTCTCGGTCTGTGTACGCTGCCCGCAGTTCCTCCGCAATCACCGCCTCGAACTCGCCGGGCTCGACGCGACCCATCCCCCGCACCTTCTCCATGGTTTCGAGCAGCGCCCTGGCGCGCTCGTCCCATTCGTCCGGCTTGTTCATGGTTCAGCCCTGCCTGCTGCGCTCTCCCGATAGATCCCTGTCACTGGGTCGGGGACCCCGAGGGCGGTCAGCGACCCGTCGTCGCGCCGGGCCCACACGTAGCCGCATTCGACGCAGCGCTCGAAGGCATGGGGCCTGCGGCCGTAATCGCCAGCCAGCGGCTCCCTCCCATGGGCGTGGCTGCACGGCCCGGCACTGGGTTCTCTGCCAGCCGACGCTCCCATGCTGGAGCCCTCGTTGGCGACACTCATTCCTGCGTCTCCGCGGGCTTCGGATTGCGCCTGGCCAGCACCGCAGCGATCTTCTCGCGGGTCGGCTTGGGCTGCTGGGGCAGCGTGTCGTTGTACCGGCGCAGGCGGATGGCCGAGCCGCCGCCCAGGGGCCGCACGATGCGCGCGCCGCCCTCGCCGAAGAAGTGCAGGGACACGTCGGCCAGCGCCGGCACGTCGGGCAGAGCCTCCCTGAGCTTCAGGATCGGCGAGCGGGCCCAGTCCCAGGCGCGGACCAGATCCCCGTGCTTCTCCATGAACTCGGCGGGAAGCTTGTAGGCGATGCCGCCGTCCTTCATGGGTGCGCTGCCCCTTTGCCGTTGGGCCTGGCAGCAGCGGCGCCGTTGATCGCGCTCGCGCCA